GTTCTATCATGCACTACTACCCCTTTCATGTCGGGGATTATCAGGCGCATACCGCGCATTTGACGAACACCGAGGATCTCGCCTATCGCCGGATGCTCGATCTCTACTACTTAACCGAAAAGCCATTTCCAGACGACCCGCTTTGGATCGCCAGGCGCATACGCATGGGGTCAGATCCAGACATCGTGCAGGCTTTGCTGGTCGAGTTTTTTGAAAAAACTGATGAAGGATGGCGCAGCAAGCGCTGCGACAAGGAACTTTCATCGTTTCAAGCCATGAAACAAGGGGGGCGCAAAGGGGCGGCTAAAAGGTGGGCAAAGCCAGGGCATAGCCACCCTAATGCCCACCCCATCGATACCCTAATAGCAACCAATAACCAAGAACCAGAACCAGAACCAATAACCAATAACCAAGAACCAAAGAAAAGCCCTAAAGGGCTTTATATATTTAAGCCACCGCAAGTCGATGATGACGTTTGGCAAGCGTTCCAAGCAATCAGAAAAGCCAAGCGTTCGCCCATCACGCAGATCGCGCTGGACGGTATCGAGCGAGAGGCAGTAAAAGCAGGCTTGTCGCTGAACGATGCGCTGAAGGTCTGCGCTGAACGTGGCTGGCAAGGATTCAAAGCGGATTGGTACTCGGAGGCTCCGGTCAACAAGCAGATCGCGCTCGAAGAGCGAAATCGAGCGGTTGCAATGGAATGGGCAAGGAGCAAGGCATGAATAAGGGAGAATTTGCCGAACTGATCTCGTCGGTCATGGCGTATTACAAACAGGACTGCTCGCCATTTGTGGTTGACATCTGGTGGTCAGCTTGCCAGGCGTACGATTTCGAGCAAGTTCAAAAGGCTTTAACGCAACACGCCACAGACCCTGAGCGCGGCCAATTTGCGCCGAAGGTTGCTGACATTGTTCGAATTTTATCTGGCACTCCGACAGACCGAGCGCAAGATGCTTGGGCGAAAGTCTATGCTGCGATTGGACGAGCTGGGCCTTGGCAAGATGTCGTTTTTGATGACCCGACGATTCATGCCGTCATCGAGGTCATGGGCGGCTGGGTGAAGATTGCCAATGTCGAGATGGACGAGATCAGCTATACGCAACATCGATTCATGCAGACCTACCAATCTTTTACAAAGTCACCGCGTGAATACCCAAGGCTGCTGCGCGGTGCTAGATCGCCAGATGATGAATTCCACCGCAAGGGACTTGCTCTGCCAGCTCCAGTGTTGATTGGCAACCAAGAGAAGGCGCAATTAGTTTTCGCTGGTGATACCAAAGTATTACAGATCGGGCCGTGAAATGTTGGAAGATGATGTTTTCAACAGGAGATGAGCATGGATACGGAATACGTTGCTAATGAGTTGTCGAGCGAGTTTGAGAAAGCATGGTTCGAGTTTGCTGAGATTGTAGATATCAAAAGGCCGTCTGATAATCCGATTGCCTACAAAGCATTTTTTTTCGCGTGGAGCACGGCTGCGAAAAAATGCATAGAAGTACTGGAAAGCTATGATTAAGCTGACAAGCAGGCAAGAACTTTATTATCGGTATCTGCAAAGCCGAAAAACGGGAATTACAGCAATTGCACTGGGCAAGATTTTTGACAGATCGCCAGAGGCTATTTCGATAGCGCTTAGGCCGTTAGTGCAGCAAGGGCTGGTGGTTCGTGAAAAGCGCATTCGCAGGCGCACCGAAGCTGTACGCGAAGGCTATGCGTACTTTTACAGAGCGGTTGACAGTCTGTACAAACAAAGGGCAAAAATGGCTAGGTTTGTTTATCACAATCCGTTTGGAATAAGGGGCTGCAATGAGTAAAGAGTTGGTTAAAAACTTGCAAGAGCCTGTGGCTTATAGATATGCGGTTCCTAGATTAAATCCTGAGCGACCAGAATGGCATTACACCATGACTAAAACAAAACCGGAAAGCCAGCCGCTTTATGCTTCCCGCAAATGGGTTGGATTAAATGACGATGAAGTGCATCAAGCCTTTTGTCATGCAGAATACGAAACTCCTTATAGTTGGGACGAAGATCCAGAGGCTTGGTGCAAGGCTTTTTATAATTACGTTGAAGCCAAGTTGCGGGAGAAGAATCAATGAAGAACGAAGACATAAGGTGTAACGAACATCCCGACGCACCGCATGGTTTCATGCGTAACGCATCCCTGAACGAGGATCGTTATGTTTGTGAGTGTGAGTTTTGGGAGCCGCCGAAAGAAGAGCAAAAACCTGTGGCGTACATAACGGGTTTTCATAACGGGCATTGTGTCATTGAACCATTTGATCGGGCTACCGTATTGCCAGTTGGCATGGCCCTGTACCGCAGGCCACTTGTCGAAGCAGCAGATCGTGAGAAGGTTGCTCAGTGGATGATGAAACAAGGGTATGCCACAGGCCACGGCGACACGATTGAAGAGCTGCTGAAAGAACTGGAGTGGCAAATTTCGGAGAAGCTGACGAGCAATCATACTGCGCCGTTTGTAACAGATAAGCGGTCAGATAAAACCGACACAAGGAAATTATGGACAGCGTAAACCATCCCAAGCATTACACCAGTCATCCGAGCGGTGTTGAATGCATAGAAATCACAGAACACATGAATTTCAATTTAGGAAACGCTACTAAATACATTTGGCGTAGTTCGCTTAAGGGCAAGGAGATCGAGGACTTGCGAAAAGCGAGGTGGTATATAGACAGAGAAATTCAACGATTGCTAAAGGAGCGTCATGAATCTGAACTTGCTAGCAGTAAAATCAATGGCTGATGATGTGATTCTAAAAGCACAGCAGACAAGCGAAATTCAAGCAAGGGCGTTAGAATTGGTGAATATGAGCAAGGATCTGCACAGGCTGTCTGTAGAGTTAAGATTGCAGGCAGAGGAATTGCTTGCGGTTATCAGCAGAAAATAAGCATGAAGAAACATCATGCAGCCGAGAAGATTGAGCAGCTGGCGATTGATAAGCTGATTCCGTACGCTCGAAATAGCAGGACACACTCGGATGCTCAAGTTGCTCAGATTGCCGCCAGCATAAAAGAGTTTGGGTTTACGAATCCGGTTTTGATAGATGGCGAAGGCGGGATTATTGCAGGACATGGGCGCGTTATGGCTGCGCGGAAACTTGGATTGAACGAAGTTCCATGTATTCGACTTGAACATCTTACGGAAACACAAAAGCGAGCCTATATTATTGCAGACAACAAGTTGGCGCTGAACGCTGGCTGGGATAATGAAATGCTCAAAGTCGAGTTTTTAGATTTGGGGGAATTGAATTACGACCTAGATCTGACTGGTTTTGATCTGCAAGAAATTGCCAGCATTTTGGACGATCAAAACGAAATTGAAGAGCCCGAAGGCGTTGGCTACAAAGAAGTGTTTAACATCATTGTGGAATGCGTCAGCGAGGAAGAACAGCAAAAAATCTTCAACAGACTTGATGCAGAAGGTTACAAATGCCGAGTTCAAAGTTTGTAATCGAGTCGCCCACAGGCAATTCGTTTCGAGTGAACAAAGTCAAATCCATGTTTGATGTGGATGTTGACGTTGTACGCAAAGAATATGATGTATCAATCCCCATTGAAGACACAAACTGGAACATCGGCTTAATCGTTGGAGCGTCTGGAACTGGCAAAACAAGTATTGCCAAGCGATTGTTTGACGGGTTTGATTTGTTCCAAGGCTTTGAATGGAATGCTCAATCAATACTGGATGATTTTTCTGATCAATTCACGCCAAAGCGAATCACTGAAGCACTTAGCAGCGTAGGGTTTGCATCACCACCTGACTGGCTTAAACCGTTTGCCGTGTTGTCAAACGGGCAAAAAATGAGAGCAGAACTCGCCAGATTGATGCTTGAATCTGCCAAGCCCGTTATATATGACGAATTCACATCTGTCGTCGATAGACAAGTGGCAAAAATTGGAAGCGCAGCCATTCAAAAATTCATACGCAGGCAAAACAAGCAATTCATCGCCGTAAGTTGTCACTATGACATTGAGGATTGGCTAGAACCTGATTGGGTGTATGACGTAAACACTCACAAATTTTCACGGAGGTCACTTCGGCGCCCGTCAATTAACGTGGGAATCAGAAAGGCTGATCAAAGCGAATGGAAATTATTTAAAGACTTTCATTATTTAAGTTCTGATCATAACATCGCGGCACACAAGTACATTGCAGAAATAGATGGAGTGCCTGCTGCATGGTGTAGCGTCTTGCATTTCCCTCACCCGCACGTAAAGAACATGAAGCGAATACACAGAATTGTGGTTAGACCGGACTACCAGGGCGTGGGATTGGGCGTAAAGTTTATGTCAGAAATTGCCAAGATTTACGCAAAAACCAAGCACAGAGTAACATTGGTGACAAGCGCGCCGTCATTCATTCATGGTTTGCAAAGAAACAATGATTGGGTAATGACTAGAAAGCCTAGCAGAGTCGGAGCATCCAATGGAGCTTTAAATGGCACAACAAGTGAGTCGAGGTTTACGGCCACATTTGAATTTAGATCAAAAAACGCAGAAACAGGCGAACCTTTCGCGGAGGTTACAAATGAAAGCAACGAAGAAATTAGATCCTGAAAAATCAACCCGAACGCCTAAAAAAGAGGAAACTGAGCCTAGAAACTACGGTGGCGCACGGGCTGGCGCTGGTCGCAAGCCGTTTGAGCCGACAGATTCAGAGCGAAAACAAGTAGAGGCGCTGTCTGGCTATGGTGTGCCGTTTGAACAGATCGCGGCGCTGGTTCGAGATGGTATTCACGTTGACACGCTGCGCGATAAGTTCTCTGCTGAGCTGCTAAATGGCAAGGCTAAAGCAAACGCCCAGGTCGGCAAGGGTATCTTCCAAAAGGCTATGGCAGGCGATACGACGGCGCAAATCTGGTGGTCAAAGTGTCAAATGGGCTGGAAGGAAGTGCAGCGCCACGAGCATAGCGGCATCGATGGTTTGCCCATTGAGTTCAAGAAGATCGAGCGAGTAATCGTTGGCGCAAACAACCTTAAGGATTGAGACGCCAGGTTGGGCGGTTCCACTGCTCAAGCCTGCTCGCTACAAGGGCGCTTATGGTGGCCGAGGCTCTGGCAAATCTCACACATTCGCTGAGATGCTGATCGAGGCGCACATTATGGACCCTGCAAGCCGCTCGGTTTGCGTTCGAGAAGTGCAAAAGTCGCTTTCGCAATCAGTAAAGCGCCTGCTTGAGCTGAAGATCGAAGCGATGAATGCTGGTAATTATTTCGAGGTGCAAGAGGCCGTTATTAAGGCCAAGAAGGGCGATGGTGCGATTATTTTCCAAGGTATGCAGAATCACACAGCCGACAGCATAAAGTCACTGGAGGGCTACGACAGGGCTTGGGTTGAGGAAGCGCAGAGCCTTTCCCAGCGCAGTCTGGATCTGCTAAGGCCGACGATTCGCAAGCCTGGCTCAGAACTTTGGTTCACCTGGAATCCGAACCATATTAGCGATCCGGTGAACTATTTACTGAGAGGCGAAAATCCACCGCCGGATGCAATTGTGGTGGAGGTGAACTTTGAAGACAATCCGTGGTTTCCTGATGTGCTTAAGCACGAAATGGAATACGACCGCAGCCGAGATCCTGATAAGTACGCACATGTCTGGCGCGGCGGTTATGTGGCGAACAGCTCATCGAGGGTCTTCAAAAATTGGAAGATCGAAGAGTTTGATACGCCAGATGATGCGGTTCACAGACTCGGAGCGGATTGGGGTTTTGCGATTGATCCAACGGTTTTGATTCGCTGTCATATCGTCGGTCGAAAACTCTATGTGGATCACGAGGCGTATATGGTTGGCTGTGAGATCACGGACACGCCGAGTTTGTTCTTAACGGTTCCAGAGTCCGAGAAATGGCCTATTGTTGCGGATTCAAGTAGACCTGAGACGATCAGTTATATGAGGCGAAATGGCTTTCAGAAAATCATGCCAGCAATCAAAGGTCCGAACTCAGTTGAGGAAGGTGTCGAGTGGTTGAAATCGTTTGAGATAATCGTGCATCCACGCTGTCAGCACACGATTGACGAGCTAACCCATTATTCGTATAAAATCGATCCACTGACGCAAAAGGTAACGCCTCGGCTGGATGACAGAAACAATCATGTGATTGACGCGCTCAGATACGCTTGCGAGGGCGTGAGAAGAGTGCAAAAGGCAAAGCCCGTCATGGTCGATGTTCTGCCCGTCACAAACAAATGGTGAGCAAATGGCGCGAGAAACTTTAGAAGAACGACTGCGGCGAATTCACGGCGAGGCGTTAGCGGAGTTCGATAAAATTCAAGAGGCGCTGAGAGACGAGCGCCTTCAGTGCCTGCAAGACCGACGGTTTTACTCCATCTCAGGGGCACAATGGGAAGGGCCGCTCAGAGACCAATACGCGAACAAGCCGAAGTTCGAGGTCAATAAGATTATGTTGGCTGTCATGCGGATTGTGAACGAGTACCGCAACAACCGCATCACGGTGGATTTCGTCAGCAAAGACGGAACCAGAGACGACAAGCTGGCCGAAACTTGCGACAAGTTGTACAGAGCAGATGAGCAAGACTCAGGAGCTGAAGAAGCATACGACAATGCGTTTGAGGAAGCAGTCGGCGGTGGATTCGGAGCCTGGCGGCTCAAGACGACTTATGTGAACGAGGAAGATAACGAAGACGAGCGGCAGCGAATTGCGATGGAGCCGATCTTCGATGCAGACTCTTCCGTGTTTTTTGACCTGAACGCGAAACGACAAGACAAGGCCGATGCCAAGCGTTGCTTTGTGATTACCGCAATGTCGCGCGATGCCTACAAAGACCAGTATGGCGATGATCCGGCAACCTGGCCTAAAGAGATCCACCAGTACGAGTTTGATTGGGCAACGCCGGACGTTGTGTATGTGGCTGAGTATTACCGCGTCGAGGATCGTACCGAAACGATCAGGATATTTGAGACCATTGCAGGCGATGAGGAGCGCTATACGCAGTCTGATTTTCTGGAGGACGAGGAACTTGAGAATCGCTTGCTAGCTATTGGCAGCCGCGAAGTGCGCCAAAAGCGGGTGAGAAAAAAGGCCGTTAACGCCTACATTATGTCCGGCTCTAGAATCCTTGAGGACTTGGGACGGATTCCAGGCCGCTGCATTCCGGTGGTTCCG